ATTCGATTGGCGTACCGTTATAAGTATGTTTTCGTCTATGAAATTCACAGCAAGCGTTAAAATACTCGTCTGACTTGTATTCAAGTTCAGAACCTACAAAAACAAACGTTCCGTGAGGCGATGTTTTGGGGTGATGTGTGCTTGGTATGTTACCAGCAACAATACGACGTTGCACGGTACGGATACAAACATTCGGATAATACTTTTCTCGATACTCTTTTAATGTGTAAAACATAGGCGGTGTCAGTTTTGCGACAAAGGTAACGATAAAATTACATAAAAACAAATAAATAACATTATTTTTGGGTGAATTAATTAAAATAAATATGGCAATAATTGAAATTAAAGGTATTATCGGTGTTGATTATACATTTTCGCAGTTTCTAACTGACTATTCAAAGGCTGGTGATGAGCAAATAGAGCTTGTAATTGATTCGTTGGGTGGTGATGTTACAGATGGCGAGTTAATTTCTGAATTTACAAACTCGCATTCTGACCGTTTTTCTATGGTTCGTAATTCTGGAAACGTAATGAGTATTGCGTCGTCTATATTTTTAGCATTACCACGTGAGAAACGCTTCTTTAATTCGGAACTTGGAAAGTTTTTAATCCACAACCCTTATGTTGACCCTGTAAGTTTTAAAGATATTGACACGACTGCCGATGGTTTATCGACCGTTTCAGAGGCATTAAAAGAATCTGAAAATAAAATGGCTAAATTCTATTCAAGTCAAACAGGGGCTGATTTAGAAGTAATAAAAAATCTAATGGCTATAAATGAACCATTGACAACTGAACAAATTAAAGCCATAAATGTGGCTACAATCATAACCGCACCAACATTGAAGGCGGTTGCATTTTTTAATCCTAATAATAACAGTAAAATGAATCAACAAGAAATTGAAAATTTGATTGACAAAAAGAATGTGTCTATTATGGACACCTTCAAAGCGTGGTTTAAAAAGACCACTAAATTTGTGGCTATGTTTGTCACCGATGCAAACGGAGTGCAAATTGAGTTCCCCGATGTTGCCGATGGCGTAGAGCCAGAAGTTGGCGACGTTGCAAAAAGTGCCGATGGCGCAGAATTAAACGGAGAAGTAGTTATGGCTACTGGCGAAACTTACGTATTTGAGGCAAACGTTTTAACAGAAAAACGACCTAAAGCAGAAGAAACCGAAGCTGAAACTGAAACCGAACCTACCGAGTTGGATGCAATGAAAGCAAAGATTGAATCTTTAGAAGCCGAATTGACGAAATCAAAAGCAGAGGCTACAAGTTTCAAAGCACAATTGAAATCTGTTCAAACTGAAAAGGTAAAAATCAAAGCTCAAGAAGAAAAAACAGACGAAAAACAGACAAGAAAATTAACTGATTATTGTAAATAAATTAAAAACTAAAAAAACATGGCACAAGTACCAAACATTGAAAATTTAACAGTAAACCCTGTAGAGGTTGCTGATTTGAGAGAGGTTATCGCAGCAGCGGTTTACCAATCTCCAGACTTTTTGAAATTCCACGAAGTAGTAGATGGAATGGATAAAAAAACACAAATCTTGTTAGACGATTCAGCTGGTAAAGCTGGTTGGAAAGCAACAGGATGCGCTCCTATCGCTTCTGGCGGTATGGATATTAAATTGGCTCAATTATATTGGGAAACACAAATTATCGAGGATACACTCGAATTTTGTCAAGCAGAATTGAACGCTAATTTTAAACCGTTGGTGAACAAAAACGCTAAAGACCGTTTCGGCGCTTTAGAGGAACAAGAAGCTATCAATGTCTTCGTTAAAGCAAAAGTAGAAGAATATTTGAAAGCCGCTTTGGAACGTTTAATCTGGTTAGGCAATACAGCTGCTGAAAACTTGGCAGATGGTGGTAACGTCGTAGATACTGTAAATGTTAAATTTTACACAGCTATTGATGGTATCTGGGCGCAAGCAATGGCGTCAGTAACAGCTGGTAAAACTCCACACTTGAATGTTACACGTAACGAACAACTTACAAAAGCTTTGCAGTTAGCTTTAACAGATGCAGAAGCATTCGCAATTGTGAAAGGTGTGTATGATAACGCATCTCCAATTTTGAAAAGCGACCCTAACGCTTACATTCGTGTAACACCAGCCGTTTATCACGGTTATAAAAATTATATCACATCTGGCGAGTTTGCCAATGGTGGTTTCTCTGAAAAAGTGATTAATGGTTTGTCAACAGTAGCTTATCAAGGCGTTCCAGTGTTTACCTCTTTATTGGAGTCTAAATACATCTTGGAAGATTTTGTTGTGAGCAACGGTGGTTCACCAGAAGTATTAACTTATGACTTCCCACACCGTGCAATTATGGCATCGCCATCTTTGACACCAGTGGCAACGATTAATCAAGATGACTTCGGTACGCTTGAACAATTCTATGTTCAAAAAGAACGTAAATCATATGTTCGTTTTGACTTCGCAATTGATGCAAAAGTGGTTCGTCCTGACTTGATTTCTGTAGCTTACTAATTACTTGGGGGAGCGTAAAAACTCCCCCTTTAATAAACCAACAAAATGAAGTGTACTTTTTTAACACAAGATATTGTATGTAATAGGTCAATCAAAGGGATTGAACCTATTGCGTATATTTTGCCGTTTGAAGGTTTAAATGTTGTAGTTGACGATGTAACAGGTGAGGCTAAACTCATTTATAACACTAATCAATCAACATTCTCAACTATTCAGGCTACAAAGTTCGCTCTAAATGCTGGTTCATCTGTTGTAAGTTCAGAGGTAAAAGAGAACGGATATAAACATACATTTACTGCTATACTCGCACAGGTTGCAAATGGTGACCTTGACAAGATGGATGGCATCGCCGTAATCGTTAAATACCTTTCTGGTGGTTATGCTATTTTAGGGTCTGAAAATGGGTTGTATAAAACGGCTCAATCAAGAATGGTAAATGAAGAAAGCGGATTGGTAACGGTTACCTATGAAACTCGTGAAGGTATGGAAGAAATGTTATCGGAACGTATTTTGAATGTTCAAAATATCGAGGGTAGTATTTTTGTTAATATGGAAGCGATTACAGGGCTTGTGGTCAATAGTGGTGAAAGCGTTGTGATGGCTACCGATTCAACAAAGAAATGTTTGTATTATGACACGGTTACTGGAGAGACAATCAATAGTACATCTGGAGCAATTTCTGACACGGCAGGTATGGATGGCGAGGTGGTTTTATTTTTTGAAAAAAACGCAGCAGTCAGCATCGCAGGTTCTGATTTTGGCAGTCAATTTAAAACCATTACAACAGGTTCTGTTAGTGTTGAAAATGTAGCAGCTGTTACATCGCTTTCGGCAAAAAACTCAACGTCGATTGATGCAGAAGGTGCAAGTTTAACAGCCGCTTCTATTGCAATACTTTTGTCGGAGCTTGTATCTGTAGGTAATGTTGATGGCACTTTGATATTGATTGGTGGTACTAATGCTGCAATAGGCACTTGGGCTGCGCAAGCGGTAACGGATAAAAATACTTTGGTAACTCGTGGATGGACGGTAACTTATAACTCATAACTTATGGTAATCGAATATCTTTACAAAGGCGAACTGGTTGTTTTAGAAATAGAACAAATGACAACAGCCGACAAGGCAAAACTAAAGAAGGAAAGACCCTCTTTATTCAATAAATTTTTTAAAATTAAAAACAAATAAATATGGCTTGTAACACATTATTAACAGCTGATATTCTAAACAGCTGTACCGTATTGCCCGTAAAGGGTTTAAAAGCGAAAGCATGGGCTTTCAATCGCAGTGAGGTTACTTTGACATTCACGGATAATAAGGTTACTGCTATCGCTTTGGCGAGTGGCAAAACCTCTTTTACTGTTGAAGGGTTCAAAGATTTCATGAATGCTGGTCACGAAGCGGTTATTGCGGAGGATAAACCAACATCGTACAAACACAAATGGACGTTAAACACTTATGCAGCCACATCGGCTGAAAAGAAAAACATCGACAAGGCAGACGATTTAATCGTAATCGTTGAGCGTAACGGTGCTAAAAATGAAACATCGTTTATTGTGTTGGGTGCAAATAATGGTATCTGGAAAACTGCTCAATCGGCAATGGCAAACGATAATAGCGGTGTTTCTGCTATTGAATTTGCTACACGTGATGATCAAGGCGAAGAATATTCTGAATACGTATTCTGGAGTTCTGCATACGCTACCACATTAGCCGCTTTAGTAGCTACTGAAACGGTTTAATACTAACAGAAAGCCCTATCTATGTTTATAGGTGGGGCTTTTTATTTTTTTTACTATGTTACCAACAATCGAGGAAGTTTTAAAGAAGTCCGACCGTGAAATACTAGACGACAAATCAGGTATTTTAATGGTTGTTGTTGCTCGTGCTTTTCGTGAGATTACGAACTCGCAGGCGATGCCTTGCACGATGCAATATAAGAACTATTTGCGTACTGTTAGGCTTAAATATAGCACACAAGAGCAGGAATACTTCTATTTTGAGGGTGTCACATACAAGGGAAATAATGTTAGCGATGCGTTAAAGGCTAAAATTAAGCAATACAACCCTATTTTATTCAATAATTTATCTAAAAAATTCAACTGGTTATGAAAATATACTTTGAAGGTGTCTATACCGTTGTCGAAAAGATGACAGAAAAACAAAAAAACGAGCTTCGTAGGTTGCAACCTCAAAAATATATCGCTATCTTTGGCGATGAGAAGCCAGAGCCTGTTTTAATTTCGGTTAAAAAGGTTAGCACGGTAGTTAAAAAAGCTGCAAAAACAAAAAATAAAAGGAAATGAAACTATCATTAGCCGAAATAATCAAAAGAAATGTTGTAAAACTTGATAAAGAGAAAGGTATTTACAACAATGGAATTGACAACTCGTATCCACAAAGAGTGGAGCGTTTGATTAATAACTCCGTAACCGCAAAATGCGCAGCTGATAAGCTAAAATCTTTTATTATTGGTGATGGTTTTGCCGATGAATCACTTAATAGTGTTGTTGTTAGCTCTAACGAATTAGGCGATGTTACACTTTACAAGTTACTTTCACAGATTGCTCACGATATTAGCCGACAAAAAGCAGCAGCGGTTCAGGTTGGTTATAATGCTTTAGCTGAAAAAACGAGCATCGAATTTGTACCGTACAAGTATTGTCGTTATGGTAAAAAAGATAGTAACGATTATAGCGGATTGATTCACGTATATGATAACTGGGAGAAGTCGGCGGATATGAAATATAATCTCAAAGATGTTGAGAAAATTAACGCTTACAATCCTCTAAAAAATGTTGTACAAAGCCAATTTGAGAAATATGGTCGTAATTACAAAGGACAACTATCTATACTTCGTTTAGACGACGAAATGGTTTACCCTTTGAGCTTCATTGATACGGTAATTGAAGACGCTGATACTGAAAGCCAAATCAAACTATTCAAAAATACAGAATTGCGCAAAGGTTTTTTCGCTAAATACATAATGTATCACAGCAAATTTAATACTATTGAAGAACAAGACGCAGCAAAGGCTATTTTAAAGAAGTTTGAAAGTGGCGACCACGAAAGCTCTATCTTAATGCTCGAAGCTGAATTTAACGCTGATGGCACAATGGTTGAAGGTTCGTCGGTTAAGTTTGATAAGCTCGAACAGAACATTAATAACGACTTATTTAGTACATACGAAAAAACGGTTAGCAATAACATTCGTAAAGCCTTTTTAAATATACCTTCTATTTTAATTGAGCAACAAGAAGGGTCTTTGTTTGGGTCGTCTGGAACTTTTTTGTCTGGCAGTTTTGATGTATATAATGCAGAAACAAGACACATTCGTAGTAGTGTTTCTGCATGGTTAAAAGATTTATTTACGAACTCAACCGATGAAAAATTAAATAATGTTGATTTTGAAATAAAAGAATTAACTTATAATAACGCCACTACCGACGTTCCAAATTTGCCAGTTGAGATTTTATCAACTTTAACGGTAAACGAAAAACGTAATTTAGCAGGGTTTGATGACCTTTCTCCACTAAATAATCTATCATTATTGAGCGAAAAATTAGGGGTTGGTGGTACTCAATCATTAATAAGCATTTTACAAGACCCTATATTGGGTAAAGAACAAAAAAGAGGTACATTAAAAGTACTATTTAGCTTAACAGACGAACAAATTAACCAATTAATACCCTTATAATATGGCATTCTGGGATATAGCTGAACAGCAAAATATAAAGCCGCTCGATATAACATCGGCGAATAAGGTTTTTCCTCAATTGCAGCGTGAAGTGGAGGCAAATGATTTACAATCTTATTTGGGCTTTGAGTTCTATCAAGAGCTTAAACGCAACACGTCAAACTATGCCACGCTTTTAAATGGTGGCGAGTATCAAGTCGGTGGAGTTACATATAATTTCAGCGGTTTGAAGTACGTTTGTGCCTATTTGTTGTATGCAAGATATGTGAAACAATCTTACGTTAAAGACACGTTTAGCGGCTTTGTAAAACACACTGGCGATGGTTTTCAATCAATATCTGCTGGTGAAATAAAAAATCAAGCAGCGGAATATGAACAAGTGGCTGGTAGTTATTGGGAGGAGTGCAAACACTATTTAGATACGCTTTCGTTACCTTATTTTCCAGAGAAAAAAAGTAAAACATTCAAATTTGATTCACTATGAGCAATCCGATTAAAAAGTTACAAGGCGAGGATATAGAGTTTGTTATGTCATTCCAAGAAGGAACGGACATAACCATTACAGGCTTTGATATGTTTGATAGTGTAACGTGTCAAGCGTGGACGAGCAACTACCCTGTTAATGATATAGCTGTGACCGTGACAAATGAAACGGTAATTGGTAGTATTTCCGCTTCTATGACCGCAAAAATGTACGGTCAATTGATGCTGTTTTTTACCTTTACGAAAAGCGGTAAAACATATAAGACTAAAATAAACACAGATTTATTCATCGATAAACAACTGCCATGAGCGATTTTAATACAACCATATCCTTTGACGTTTTTAGCGTTTCTTTGTCATTTGTTGACGAGGGAACCCTCGTCGTTGTTAAACAATACGTCGAAGAGCAATTAGACAGCAAACAAGATACGCTAATTGCAGGCGAAAATATAACTATTATAGGTAATGTTATAAGTTCCACAAGCGGCGGCGATATTGAACACGACGATACTTTGAATAAAAATGGCAACCCTTTATTTTTACACGCCACACAAGCACAACACGACCGCTGGACAAATAATTATACCTACAAGATAGAAGATACAAGCGTATCGACTTGGGCGGCTTCAACTGCTTACGCTGGCTATGGTTTTCAGGCTCAAATAAATATAGCCAATTTAAGCGAGTTTGATTTTGTTAATGTAGTATTTGGTCTATTAGATGCTATTAGTGGCAATTACGCCCCTGCAATTGAGATTTATAGCGGTTATATTTTGGTATTTGCAAAAGTGAATACCACGATAACTATTCCAACAATCGAAATAACAAAAATTGACTTATGAAAATAGGAAGAACAAACGCAATAACCATTTCAGGTGGCGGTACGACCAAAAGCCCATACGACGAATGGCAGGAAGGATTCGGTTATAATTGGGACAGCGTTGTGGCTAACGCACCGATGACGAATACTCTACGTATTTTGCATGTTTATACAAAAGTAGAATTTCTTAAAATGATTTCTACTTTTCCAACGAGTATAGAAATATACACGTATAACGGTAGCGTTTATCGCCAAATAACAATGGATGCAAACAAGCGATTAGCGTTCATCGAAGCTGATTATATCACAAATACAAGCGATAATTTGCAATACGTGTGCGTTGTTTATGGTGATGTAAACTTGGGTGACTACTATTTTAACACGTATTTGCCAGTCGTTTATTCAAATACTAAAAATAGTCCTGGTGATACGCTTGTAAATTTAATAAATATAGGAGGTGGTCAAACATTTACTTTATACCCGTATTTGCGTGGTGTTGATTGCTATACGACAAGTTATATTCAGATAGGTAATTCGTTGGAACATCTGACAACGCAGAATTATAATACAACTATCCAAATTGTACGTGTTGCAGGGTCTGACCAACAAGCACGCATTTTGAAAGATTTAATTGATAATGCACCTATTGGAACAACAATCACGCTTGCTCCTGGTTTCGTTCAAACAGTACTATTATATATTTCTGATGAAAAATTAGCCGATTGGTTTTATAATGATTTATGTTACAATAAATTTAGTGGCGTTAGCTATCTATATGGCTTTCCTGTATCCAATGTGGTAAAAAAATTCAATATAAATCCAAATATAATTTTTAAAGGAAATTCGTATTTATCAGCAATGCCAAATATGGTCTATATTGAAGGTTTTATCGAAGAAGACATAACGCAAACAGATGCGAATGCTGGGATGTGTAATTTTAGAAATTCAGGCTGGCGAATGTTGCAGAACTTTCCGATGTGGAAAGTTAAAGAAAGTGCTACAACGGGTTGCTTATTGCCGATGAAAACACAAACGAACGTTGCTAATTATCTTAATGGTTCTTTTCGTTTTTATTCTACAAATTTAGAACCAAATAAGTTTTGTGAATTTGACGAAAATGGTATAATAGAAGACCCAACCAAATACTTTATATGCAATTTGCCAATAGAAACGGAAACACACGCCAACATACAAGTGAAATTTGACGATTTAACATTTAAGAATAACTATACAGCCGCACAACAAAGTGCAATATCAGCGTATTTAACAAATAAAAAATGGAGTTTGCAATGGTAACAAAAATAATAACAAACGAACATGGCGAACCACTTTTTAAGGAAGTAACGCCAAGCGAAGGTAACGCCTTATTTTGTCAGGGTATGGAAGAAATAGAAGATGCTTTTTATTTCATTTCGATGCCTATAAATTGCGACGAAAACGAATTGATTGAAAAAAGTATTAATTTATAAAAACCATTCAACAAATGGAGAAATTATACACAGCTGTACAAGGAACGCTTATAGGGACAGCCACTGCAATAGCAGCTTATTTTGATAGTACATTTAGTTTTGTTTGTGCTTTAATTTTGGCTTTTTTATTTAACATTTTAGCAGGATTTAAAGCCGATGAAGTCAAAATAAATATCAAAAGAATTTTTCCGCCTGATATTTTTGACAATTTTAACGGAAACAAGCTAAAGGATAGTTTAATGGAGCTGTTTTTAATTTCATCTATAACTTTCCTGTTAAAAGGTCTAATTGACTTGATGCAAAGACAAGATTTTAGTAC